AAACATACAACCAAAGACAATACCCATGACAATGACTGATAACCATTCAGCCCAAGCTGGAATTTCTAAAGCATCAAAATATTTCAACATTTCATTTCCTTTCAAAAGGGTGCTGGTGCAAAGTTATAAGACTTAAATGATTTCTTTTTGGTCTTAACAAAGACATAAGACCAACCATCTCTGATACTGACAAGCTGCTTTGCTTCTGCCTTATGACGAACCTTTCGCATCAGCATACCTAGTTCGTCATAGATGTAATACATAATTAATCGCAAAGTGAAACTGAACTTTCAACAATCAACTGTCTTTTGGCGACATCCACTCCAACAATGCTGTCACCATTCGACCATCTAAGCGCACCATAACCAGATTGTGCTTTTCCCATAAATCTAGAAGAAGAAAAAGCCTTTTCAATGGCTTTGCAAACTTCTGGTGACAATTCGCCATCGTATTCAATGTCAATCGCATCTTTCCAGACATCTTGATAAGATTCCATACGCAAAGAACCTTCAATCATTTTGCGACTTTTAACAAGAATTTTTCCGTTGAACATTTTGATTTCCTTTCGTGGGTTATCAGACTACATTCATAGTATTACATAGAACTATTACATCTGCAATAGGGTGTTGCTTTTTTGCATGGGTGGAGTCCCTACCCCTCACGAAAGGTCTGGCATTGCACCAGAAGGTAATTTTTGGGTGTACCACTCCCAGAAATAGGGACTCCATGTTCATTTTAGCTTAAAAAGGTATATCGCTATCTAAATCGACTAAATTAACCGCTTTTTGTGGCTTTTGAGAAGGTTTTGAATCTTCTGAAGGCTTACCCCCAAGCATTTGCATCGTGCTTCCTATGACCTTTGTAGAGTACTTTTCGACACCAGTATTCTTGTCGGTGTATTTTTCGGTTTTAAGTTTGCCTTCCAAATAGACTGAACTGCCTTTTCTGAGGTATTCACCAGCGATTTCAGCCAGTTTCCCAAAAAAGACTGCATTAACCCATTCGGTTACTTCTTTTTGTTCGCCTTGCTTATCCTTGTACTTTTCGGTACAAGCTACAGAAATGTTACAAACTGGGCTGCCATCTGGAAAGCTGCGAAGTTCAGGGTCTTTACCCAAATTGCCAACAATGATTACTTTATTTACTGATGCCATGATTATTTTCCTTGTAGATGTTTACGACCTGAACCTTTGCGAGTATTGCTAGGGCTTTTGGTATGGTGAATCTTTGGATTCTTTGCTCCCAGAGAAGGAAAGATATTTTTAATATTGAGTTGAGCAGCCTTGACCAGAGCCATCTGCACCAATCCAATATTTCTTCTTTCTTCTGCTGAGTATTGTTTCTTTTCTTTCATTCCCTGCCTTTCATTAGTTCAGTTTCTTTTTGCACTTCTTCTAAAAACTGCTTTACTTCGCCTTCCATAATGGCAATAAATTTGTCATCACGAAAAACCCTTTTAACAAACAATTGACTTTTCTCTGGCATACGAGGATCGAAGGAAATAAAATCATTCCATTCCCTGCCAGTACAAGACAATTGCGCTTGCATCTGAATAAAGTATTTATTAGGCGGTTCGCCAGATTTTAAATAAGACCAATGAGTTGCAGAATTGGGACACTTGATTTCACAAAGCCCATCAATATTAACCAGCCCATCAGGACTAGCACCAAAGCCTTTAATGGTGGAATGATCCACAAAAGGCACTTGCTCGACCAAGACATCATTAAACACTTCATAAGCCATTCTCGCTTTCGGTTCAGTTTCAGTCCCCCATGTCATAGCAGCATTAGTATAGGACTCCTCGATCTGACCTGTAACCCTTTGAATTGCCAATTCAACTAGGTAATTACCCCTAGAAGAAGATACACCAGTTTTGGTTTTAGCCAATATATCTGCGACTCTGGAAGCGGTTACTTTGCCAAGACGAAGCTGATGCCAAGCATCTGACCCCTGTTCAATAACTTGAATATTGTCCATATAACTCAATCCTTTTTTGTTTATATGCTGAATGGGCTTCTTCTAAAGTTTCAAAACTTCCAATAGTTATTTGATTTTTATTATGAGCAATTCTTGCAACAAATTTATTGCCATTTTTTCTAATGCCCATTGGCAAATCATTAGATTTTTTTCTAGTTCTATGATTCCAATTATTTTGTGTAATTGTTGCTTCTCTTAAATTATTTAATCTATCATCTGTTTTGATGCCATTTATATGGTCTATGCAAGGATATGGAAATTTACCATTGGCGCATAAAAATACTAATCTTCCCCTTTTATATGCTTTTCCATTAATTTTTATTACCCAATAATCGCTTGTAGCAAATCCAGCTTCTTTTCCAAGCAAATCAGGGTGATATTTAGATGGTAATTTCCAAAAAAACTTTCCATTTTCAATGTCTATGTCAAAAAGCTCTTTTAATTCTTCTATCATCTCTGTTGTGCCTTTCTTAATATTGCTCTAGCAAACGCAATGTTTTGTTCGCCTGTGTCAGTTTCCATGCCACTCCAAATTTCAATTATTTCATCATCTGTTAGGTCTGCTGGATGGGTGTAGAGTGGAATATCGTTTTCTTCAGGCATTAAACCTAAATTTGTTTTCCAATCTTTTGCGCCTTGAAGTTTCATTGCATACATAATTCCAATTTCTTCTTCGTTAATCCACGCTACTGGTTCATTGTTCATTTCTCTTGTGCCTTTCTTATACAAGCCCGTACAAACTCATGCGGATAATCATCAATGCAGTTATATTCATGCACCAACTCGTCTATTTCCTCATCTGTTAGTGTCTTTGCTGGATGGGTGTAGAGTGGAATATCAAACCTTCCTATATTCAAAGTGCTTACTTCAAATGACTCGTTACTCATCCACGCTACTGGTTCATTGTTCATTGTTGTGCCTTTCCAGTTACTAATTCATCAATTAGCTTTAACTCAGTTTTCAACGCTTCTATTTCTTTTTGTTGCTTGCGTAGCATGGTGGCTGCTTGGTCTAACTGGTCGGCTAGTCTATCGTTAGCGCCTTCTGTTACGCTTTTACGGCTTGTTGCCTTTCTACGAATTGACGCACGAATTTCCATTGCATCAGCTAATTCCATTGCGTTCATTTCTCTTGTGCCTTTCTTAGTATTGCTCTAGCAAAATCAATGTTTTGTTCACCTGTGTCAGTTTCCATGCCACACCAAATTTCAATTATTTCCTCATCTGTTAGTGTCTTTGTTGGATGGGTGTAGAGTGGCACATCATCTTCCCATGTTTGTACCTTACTAAATTTTGTAGGTTTGCCGTCTTCATAGTGAACTTGCATCCACGCTACTGGTTCATTGTTCATTTCTCTTCCTCCGTTGGTCTTGCTTCATATTCCATGTAATGCTTTGAGCATAAAACTCCGTAAGCAATAGCTGGTTCACACTCCCTTGTTTCTGTATCCCACTCACAAAAGATTCCCCAGCCTTGGCTCTCTACTTTGCAACCACAAGTTAGTGTGAAGCTCATCCCTCTTGTGCCTTTCTTAGTGCTTTAGCAGTAGCTAATACAATCTTTTTGTATTTGTTAAATTCTTCCCCAGTTTTCCAAATTTCATGCCCTACTGGCACAATTTCTGCATCTTGAAGAATAGCTACTACATTTATCTCCTCATCTGTTAGTGTCTTTGCTGGATGGGTGTAAAGTGGAATACCATTTTTTAATTGCTGGCTACCAATATAGCAGTCGTAGTGTGGCAATCTTTCAAGGTCGTATGGGTCTATGTATGCTACTGGTTCATTGTTCATTTTGTTTAACTCCTATTCCATGTGCCGCTTCTACTGCACGAATGATGTACATTAAGTTCGGCATACTACAATCTTCACCTTGCCAGCATTGACCATTACCAAGTATGAATTTAATTTCTTGCTCAAGTAAAGGTATCTTTGGTTCTTTCAACGCCTCAATTTGCTCTTGTTGCTGGCGTAGCATATCGTTAAGTCTTAAAATTACTAACTTAGCGCCTTCTAAATCTTCAGCTAGTTCATTTGCGTTCATTTCAGCGCCTCCTTAGCCCACCTAATATGGTCATCGCA